TTCTTGAGATCTTCAGTACCGTTCTTGTGTTGGTACCGGGTTACGTACTTTATGACGTTGCCTTCGACAAAATCAAAGGCGTGTGACTCGATGTAATCGATGCACTCAATTACTCCTTCGTCGAAGGCGTAGTGCCAGGGTCGTATTGGATCGTTGGTGGTGTCCATAGTTGAACTTCATCAAAGGTGTACTCAGTTTCGCGGAGGATGCGGGCTAAGCGGGCTTGGGTCAGGGCGTAGTCAGCACCTAGACCTTTCTTCTTGTACTGCTGAACTACAGTTCCCCATGCGGTGGCTTCTGTAAATCCCTCTTCTGGGATGAGCTTTTCCGCTGTTTTCGGGCCAACCCCAGGGCAACCAGGATAGCCGTCAGTGGAATCGCCGGTAAGAATCTGACGATAGAAATAGGCATCAGCTTGAAGTTGATTGATGGTGATGATCTCACCGTCGTTGTTTAGGTGCAAACCAGGGATCTGTTTGAGATCCTTGTCTCCACTCCAAATGACGGTTCTGCCTTGATTACGAGTAGCAAGTATCCCAAGGACATCATCTGCCTCAAGGTTGTACCAGCACTCTGATGGAAACGCTGCTTCTGCCCATTGCCTTGCGGCTTTGAACCCAACAGGTTTCCGACGGTCCAGTTTGTTTCGGTTTGCCTTGTAGGTTGGTTCGACCTCCTTGCGAAAGTTTGAGTTAGAAGTCCAACAGCAGCAGATCCTGTCCGCTTCTGCTTGGCGTTTCTTTGTCTTAATCAGTTCGGTAAAGATGTACCGGACCTCTTTAAGAGGGAGGTGAGTCGTGATGATGTCGGGACACCATTCGATCTCAACTTCTGCAGAAACAACTGCTTGAAACAGCAGCATGTCTGCGTCAAGCAGCAGCCAAGTCATCGTTGGTTTCTTGGTTCAGACCTAGGTTATGGAACTTGGCTAAGTAGTCCACTGCTTTTAGGACGCCTTCAATATCGTCCCCAAGTTTTCCTAACGCTTGGTTACAGTTGCTGCACAACCACCCACGATGTTCCTCTGTGTCGTGGCAGTGATCCCAGCACAACTTCTGATCGGTACGACCACAACAGTCACAAGGAGTACCAATCTTAGGAGTCTTGAACTTCTTACGCAGTCTGTAGTGCTTTTTGCTATGAGCGTTTTGACAGACCTTGCAATCAGGGCGCGGATAGCTGCCCATGAAGTAGTAGTGATCTAGCGTCTTTGTCTCGCCGCAGGTCTTGCAGGTCTTAGTGGCACTCTGCCCAGTTGTCTCCGATTTTGTACTCCGCATCGATTCCAATACGGAATCCAAGTGCTTCTCCTGCCAAGGCAGCAGATCTAACTGCAAGTTCCCCGACTCGTTCGGCGTGTTGTTCCAAGACTGCGAACTGGATTTCGTCATGAACGTGCGCTAGGAACGTCCAGTCCCTGCCGTAAATCAACCCAGCTTTGGTCAACTCGTCGTAGCAAACGTTGTACCAGACCTTGCTGGTCAAAGCTCCTGCTGATTGTAAAAGGAAATTCAAAGAAGAGTGCGGCGATCTAATCAAAATCTTTCGACCATCTAAAGCTTTGACAAAGCCCTGTGTCTCTGCCTTGTCAGTCACTCGCTTTGTGAGCTCAGCCAAAGCAGGCATGTTCTTGAAGTATTTGCGCTTCAGCTTTTTGCCGTCTTGGTTTGTGATAGTACCGAGCTTTTCAGAGCCAGCTCCATACATCAAAGCGTAGAAGAATGTTTTCGCCTGGTCTCTTGACTCAAGACCAGCAGCTTTTTGATTTGCCGTGTGGATGTCACCGTTCAAAACCTCGTTAGCAAAGGTCCCGTCATCCAAAGGCCACAAGTAATGAGCTAAGCAACGGGCTTCGATACCGCTGAGGTCCACGCCAACCTGCTTGGTGCTTCTCCCTCCCCCGAGGGAGCCAGGTCCAAACAGAGCTCGGCACTCCGGTCCCAGGACTGACCTGACAGCAGGAACCTGGGCCATGTTGGGGCTGACGTGGGCACAGCGGGCGGTAGCGCAACCAACAGTAATCACACTGCCGTGAATCCTGTTGTCACGCTGGACGAGTTTTAACCAAGCATTGTTGCCAGTGCTCAGTTGGCCCAATCGTTTTTGCAGCGTAAGGATCTCTACGAAATCCTCAGCTCCAGGGATCTTCGACAGAACTGTCTCATCGATCTTGGGTTTCCCCGTTTCGGTGAGTTCATCTGGCTTCCACCCCAGATGATTCTGTAACACCCAAGCGATGTGATCTCGTGAGTTGGGATTCAACTCTTTGAGACGGCACATAGTCGCCCCTTCCACATATCCTCTGGAAGAGTCTTTACGCCTTGGGGTGAAGAGCCCTCCGTCAACGAACGGGAACCGTTGTCTCAAGCGCTCGTTGAGAGTATTCAGTTGTCCATTGATCTCGGCTTCGAGCTCCAACGCCCCTTGAACGTCGAAGGCAAACCCAGATCTTTCCTGCAGGGCGATGAGACTTGCGAATCTCATCTCAAGGTCTACGGCACAAGGGATGCTTTCGGCCTTGGGTTGCAACCTGTGCCAAAGCTTAACATTTAGTTCAACATCGCTGATGCAACGCTCAGCTAACTCAGGGGTGAGCTTGCTGAAGTCAGTCAGATCAGTGTGTTGCTTGCTGTAGCCAAGGCGGTACCCATACGCCTCGAGGCTGTGTCTGCCGTACATCTGGATTGGCATATCAGGACGCTTCTTCTCGAAGTCCAGATCCAAGATGTTTGGGTACAGCATCCGACACAAGATCAACGTGTCGATGACTTTGCCTTTTGGTTTGAAGCTCGGATACACCTGCTGGATCGCAGGGATGTCGTACTGAATGATGTTGTGACCAACGAGAACCTCAGCGTTCTCAAGGATCTCCAGCCACTCCTTCGGGTTCCTATGCAGCTGCGTCTGGGTCTTTGAGTGGATTGCACAGCAGTGAATCGTAGTCACTTCCCTGGGATTCAGGGCATCCGTCTCCACGTCGAACGTCACTGTCGATGTGGACTTCAAGTCTCCTGCTGTAGCAGAAGTCAAGGAAGTCTTCGAGCCGTGAGTACTCGAGTTGGTTGCAAGGGTCATTGGACTTGAAGAAGGACTGGAGATACCTCTTCCCCTTCTCAGTCACAGCAAGAGCCGTGACCTTGAGGGGATTCATTTCTTTGAGGTGAACGTCAAAAGTCGGTTTCAAAAGAATCATTGAACTCAGCAGACTTATTGGTAGAGCTGCTACCTTTTTGCTCCAACATTCTGCCGGTCTTTTCGTTGTAGGTCACAGTCCCGGCAACGCCACACCACCCGGTAAATCGGTTTTTGAGAACTCGGACAACTGTTCCGTTGCTGTCTTCAGCTTGTTGATCTCGTTCAAGACCAAGGCAGATGTCACTAAGCTGGCTGATGCTGTGACTACCGCGAAGCTGAGAAAGAGATGTTTGAGCACCGTTTTCATGACCTTTGTCTCCTGTAGGGCGGCGTAAGTGTGACACAAGTAGCATCCCGCAGCCAGTTTCTTCAACAAAACTACGGAGTTTCGTCATCGTTTGATCGATGGCTCGTCGCTCGTCACCTTGGTCCAGACCTGAGACAAGAATCGATAGGTGATCAAATACGATCCAGTTGCACCCGCAACCAGTAACCAAATGACGTATACGGTTAAGCAGAACGGTAGGGTCGAGAGAGCCAAAATGGTCGTAAAGGTAAAGCCTGCCCGTTCCAAGAGTTGCCTCAAAAGCGGTTGAGATTTGTTCATCGGTGTAAGGGCCGCGGTCGATGTGGACAGGATAATTAAGCTCCATACCAACAAAACGGCGAGCAGTTCGTCGAATATTCTCCTCAAGAGCGACATAACCCACCGTCTCTTGTTGCCTGACGAGTAGGTCATACGCCGTCTCAGCAACAAAAGTGCTTTTTCCAATGCCTGTACCAGCCGTGATAGTACAGAGCTCCCCTTTCCTGAGGCCATGGAGTTTGTCGTTTAGAAAACTGTAGGGGTACTCAGCACTCTCAACCTTGGGATCTTCGAGCACCATCTCCAGCAGCTTGCTGCCGCTGACAATG